CTGCAAAGGTCGAGAGAGTCGAGTTGAGCTTGCCAAGGCGGAAACGTGAGGTCTCTGCCTTGGTGATCTCCGTGCCTGCGTACTGCACACCGTCAACCCAGAACTGGTCGCCGGGGCGCGTCGCCGTAGCGACCTGAAGAGGAACGGTTGCGCTGCTGCCCGTAAACGTGACGGCGGAGGCCTTGCCGTTTGTAAAATCGCCGTCCATGTCAATGGCGCCGAAGAAGGCGTCGTACGTAGTAGCCGTGCCGTCCTCGTAGTACTCGCCACGGAAGAACTCCACCCACGGGGTCGTGAGGTCGCCGTCGCCGTCGTCTTGGCCCCGGAAACCCGCACCCTCGACTCGGTAGCCAACTGTGGAATCAAGGCCCAGCACATCTAGCGCGCCGCTGCCACTGCGTAGCGTGATGCTCGACTTTGCCCCAAACGTAAGAGAAGCGACCACTACGACGTCGCCCTCGGCCGTAGCAACCTCTGCTCCGACCGCGGTGTTGATCGCGGCTGCAACCTGCGCAGCCGTTTGCGGGCTGGTCGAGTCAAACGTAACTGTAACGTCTGAAGAAGTCGTAGCGGGGTTCAGCACGTCAAACGCGAGAACAAGTGTGTCGCTCAGGCCCGCTAGGAATGTAAACGGTCCGTCGTCCGTGTAGAACGCGGCACGGGTAGACGTATTAACGGCCTTGAGGAAGGCCTGACCGTACGTGCCGTGCGAGCCGCGCGGAAGCTCCTTGACGCGGCCGCCGTATCGGACGAAGGCACGAATGTACCCTTCCTCGACGTTAACCTCGTCAATATTGCTACGCGGGTTCGGAAATGCCGACTGGGGGATCAGCATCGCACCCTGGACGTATGTCTCGGAGTGCTTGGCATCCGCGTTAAGCGACCCGTCCGTGAGGTACGCCTCGACAATCTGACGGCAAACGCCTGCGATGCAAGGGACAAGCGTCGGAGGAGTCGTAGTAGCGGGCGTCTCAGTGATCACCTGGGTGATTTCGACGCCGGGACGGGTTGAGGACATAGGTCACTCCGTAGGAAAAGTCTTTAGGGTAGAAATCTGGAACTGTTCGATAGGGGTTCCGACTTCAAGCGAGGTGGCGGAAGGGGTAACCCCTCGTTTATTGATGCGTCGGATCACAAGAGGGCGCGTGGAGATGGTCAATCTTATCGTCTCCACCGTTGTAGGGGAAGCGTAAGGATAGTCAACTGCGCGCTCTTCCTGAAGGATCATGTCTAGTGAGCGGAACTGTGGTGCTTGACGTCCGATGCTCGTCTCCCAGGTCCACTGGAAGGAGAATGGGATATTCACCTGAACCATCACAAGACCCTTCACGTCTCCGTTTACCAGCGCTCCCGGAGGAGACGGAGAATTAATTGAAGGGCCCGGTCGGGCAATTTGGTGAAACCCTCCTGAGCTTTCCAAAATACGCTGGTGCATGCGGGTGTGGTTGGCGACTGCTTGTGCAATTCTGCGTGCAACGATGTCGTTGCCTGCCACGCAGTATACCGCAAAGTAGCCCGTACACAGGTCGGTGCGTTTGCGCGTACTGTCGCTAAGCTTCAGAGAGAGCATGTTGTCGATGCCGATGCCCTGCCACTGGGTAGGCCCGAGCACGACCGTAATTACAGGGGCCTTCTCAACGACCTGCTTTTCAAGAGGGGCCTCTGCCGTAATGATGATCTCGGTATGTTCAAGGTCAGGCTCCCAATGAAAATGATTTTGGGGCATGAAGTTGAACAGGCCTTGTAAATACCGCACGTAGGTAGTCGTCATGTAGCGCTCGGGGTCTTCCCCCAAGCCCTCATCAAACTTCTTCCTACGTAGCAGTACTTGACTCAACGGCGCTCCTCCAGAGCTGTCTGGTACGCGTAGTGAACCATATCAAGCTGAGAAATCGAAGCCGTCTTCGACGATCCGCGCTCAATGTACTTGTCGCGCGCGTTCTCGCGTAGGAGACTCGCCACGGCTAGGGCGCCAGTTGCCCCAGCCAGTGCCTTAGCCAAGAAGGCCTTACGGGCTTGCGGCGTCATGCTTTGGAGTTTCGCACCAATGCGCGTATTTGCCAGTGCTTTAGTAATTGCCCCAGCAGAGCCGTAGCCAAGCAGATGGCCCGCACCTACTGCACCTAGGCTGAGTAGGATGGGCTTGAGTGGGATCTTGGACTGTTTCGTTTCTTCCATTACCGCACTCCATATGCGCCGAGTAGCGTAGAAATGTCGGGGATACTTGAGGCGGCACCCGGAACTTGCGGGTTGATGTACTCGCGAGAAGGCCGCAGCTGCACGTTAGCCGTATCCACCTTTAGCGGAATTGCGTCCTCGACGCTGCCCTTTGTCACGCGCACTAAGCTTGGCTGCTGACGCACAGAAATACCAAACCGCGTGGTATTCGCAACGGATACTACGCGCCAGCGACGGTTCAGATGGTCAATTACCAGGTCCATCGGGGCGACGTTGGGTACTGGGCCAAGCCGCATAGTTACGTAGTTACTTTGCAGCTGAACATTCTGAGTGACCTGCTCGACCTTTGTTGCCGAGTCTAGCTGTACCCAGCACTCGATAGGGTAGTGGTAACCGTTCGAGAAGCCAGTTCCCCAGCATGTGGGACACGCGTCATCTGTGCACTTCATCAAAGCACGATCCCAGCACTGCGGGCATCTCTGTCCGAAGGTGCGAATGGGGAAGAGCCAGGCCTTTGTGCCTGCGTGCTCGCGGAGCACGATCTCCTCATTACGTACAATTTCGAGGGCATCTAAGGGCAGCGGCCCGTTACGAGAAAATACCTTGGAAGGTAGCTCATCGCCGCTGATACGATTTATCGCGCGAACTCGATAGAAGAGTTCTCGGTTCGCGTTCATCAAGGGAACGTCGTTATCCCGAACGTAGAATCGGTCTACGAGCGGACCCGCAACAAGCGTCCACGCCCCAAGCTCCGACTCTGAGCGTTCAACGTAGAAGTCGTACTCTTGGAGGTCTTCGTTCGTATTCTCAATCTCCCAGTACACGTCTAGGTACTGAAGAGAGAAAGATACGACCTTGACTTGGCGAAAAGAAATCACTTCTTAATCCCGAGCATGTTGCCTATTGGAGTTCCTGCAACAAGCTTAGGTCCCTCTTGGACGTACGGATCTAGCGTCTTCAGGGCCGCACGAGTGCCTAGTCCTGCGGCGATACCGACAGGCACACCAAAGGCTGCGGCGGACAGCAGAGTTTCCTTAGCCGAAGCGTCAGCAACGCGGCCCTTGAACTTAAGGTACTTTGCCTTTAGTCCTGACTCGGGGTCTTCTCCCTCGTTACGCGCGTGCTCACGGTGGCGAGCAAGGTCGGAACGGGCCTCTACCTGTAGACGGCTAAGACCGCCGTCGCGAGGCTTAGCCTGGGCGTACCGGTGTGCGGCAGCGGCTGTACCTGCGAGTGCACCTGCGGCGAGCGGTAGATGCGTGGTGTACCCTGCGCTTTTTGCCATTTTGGGACTTAGGTAGTCGTAAATGGTGTCCAACATATTGCTAGACACAGCCAGTTTTTCTTGAACCCATTCGGGCACCTGATCCCGATCCCCAAGCATCGCATGCAGTTCTTTAGACTGCTTTGCCATATTGAAGAGGTGAGTTTTCACCATCTCCATTTGTTCGTTTTGGGCTGCGGATTTCACGAGATGGGCACGAAGTGCCGCGCGCTGGTCGTACATGGATCACCAGGAAAGATAGGTGCCGTTGACGAGGAAGTATTCGCTGAGTGCGCCTCCACCATCCATGGCGAGTTCGATATTCATGGACGACTTGATCTGGGCCTTCCGTTGCTCTACTCGGTTTGAGTAGAGCTGTACCCAGTTCAGCAATAGCGGTGCCTTGTCGGAGACCGACTGAGAAATACCGCCGTCCGAGAAATTAAGCTGGTTGCGCGTTTGCAGTAGACCCACACTCTCTAGCGTGCGCATGACTGCCGCTTCGCGCAACCAAGACATTGACGGGAAGTTTGTGAGCCCTACTTTGCCAATAAACGGTGGAGTTGAGTTCCAGTCGTCAATTGCGTCAATGATCGCCCAGGCGATCATTCGGTCGCTAGTCTCTTCGCCGGAGATGAGACGGTTTAACTCCGGAAAGTCTCGGAGGAACATCCGAACAACGGCAACCATCTCATTGAGACGTTTGGACGCAGACGGGATGTTTGTCTCACTGGCGTAGAGAAATAGGGCCAAATTACACCTCTACAAAATTTCCGTCTACTATCTTCCAGCGGCGAAGCCAGAAGAACTTCTCAGGGTCAAGTTGACGGCTACCCGAAAACATGGCGGTGAGGAGGATCTTGGCTTGGAACGCGGGACTCGCCTTTACAGGGAATACTACAGGAGGTACCACCGACGACGCGAGAGATGAAAGCTCATCTGTGGAGAGCGTAGAGAGTTTCTTCTCTGCCTCTTCCTTCGTCATCGGCGCGACTACCTTCTGCACCTGCACACTAAGCTCTTTCGGCAGGGCTAGGCCGAACCAAAGCGCAGACCCGTGCAGCGCAAAGTCCTTGGCTGAGAGCAGAGAGGTATCTACCTCAATGAACTTACCCGGACGAATTAGCTGGCGCGCAATCAGGTACGCACGGGGAGGATTAGCAACCTCCTCGCGGTTCGTGATGTTGAACACACGGGTCAGTGCCATCAGACACCATCCTGCGCGGCAAGGATCTCATCAACAACCGCTGCCTTGTTCTTGCCTGCGGGCTTGCCACCAAGCGCAGTAAGGACATCACGAAGGTCAACGAGCTTGGCGGCCTCTAGCTCTTCGCGCGTCCACACCTTCTCGGCTGCGGGCTCGGATGCCGGGGCTTCAGGGGCATCCAGCTCCGCGCTCACTTCCTCCTCTACCGGCTCTGAAGCCTCGGGTGCCACAGGTACAGGCTCCGGCTCAGCTGGGGAAGTAACTTCGGCAACCGCGACGACCTCTGCTACAACTTCAGCCGCAACTGGAGCTGTGACGCTGGCAGATACCGGTGCGACGTGGCCTAGCTCCTTGCGAAGAGCCTGGAAGTCCACCGCAGGACCCTGCCGCCCAACTGCAAGGAACTCAACGTTGCCAATTGCTACGAGGGCCTCGATCTCGGCCAGCACATTCGCGCTTAAATCGCTGAGCACCAAAATACGCGTTGCGGCAGGAGGTAGCGGCTTTCCCCCGATGAATGGGCGTAGGACAACCAAAGAGTCGTTCTTCTTGCGAAGAGCGGCAAACTTTGGATCTCTTACGGTATTGCGAAGCAGAAAACGTGACATAGTTCCTCCTGTTACAGAAATGCCCCGGCCCCGAAGACCGGGAACCGGGGCATCCTGTATCCCGCAGTGGGTGATTAGAACACGGAGATCTGCGGGAAGGTGAGACCCTCCGCGACCTTGTTGTTCTTCTGGCCGAGGTTCTCAACCGCGACGGGCTGGGCAGCCTCAAAGCCGGAGTCCGTCGCACCCGTGATGACCGAGCCGGAGTACAGCTCAAGCTTCACGACAGCGGCGATGTTCCCGATGCCCATGCCGACGTCCATCCACGCCTGCCACTGGATGCGGTTCACGATCTTGTCGATGTAGAACTTCACATCGTTCAGCGTGTAGTTGCGGCCGAAGAACTCGGGCGCCGTGAACACGTAAACGTTCCCCTCGCGGAGGATGTCGTTCTTGATCGTCTTGATGATGCGGAGGCCGACAGCCTTGTTGTAGCTCCAGCCCTCAACCGCAGTCTCGCCGGTGAGCTGAGAACCGAGGTCCTCAAGCGTCCACTGGTCGAAGTCGTCCGCGTCAGACTCGGTGATGAGCATGACAGCGGGGCGCAGACGGCCGGCGCGGAGGATGTTCCCGGAGGTGTCAACAACCTGACGCTTGAGGAGCTTCTTGATGTTGACGATGTCCGGGCGCTGGATCGGACGAACAACGAAGTCGTCGGTCGTCGCGGCGAGCGCGAGGCTGCCCTTGACCTTCGAGACGCCGTACACCGAGCCCGCGTTGACACCAGAGGTGTTGAACGCAACGGCGCCGCTGTTGCCCTCGGACTGCATACCCTCAATGCACGCCTCAACGTGGATGAGGAACTCACGATCCTTGACCTCAACCATATCCTTGAGGGAGTTCTCCTCAATGATGCGGGTGATGGGCATCTCGTACGCCATCAGCTCCTGCTCAACGATCTCGAACTTCTCAGACGAGATGGTGAAGAAGCCGATCGCGTAACGCTTGCCGTTCACGTAGGTCGCCGTGGGGAGACCGCGGAAGTTGAGCGGCATGGCCTTGGAGCCCGGCTCAATGTCCACGATCTTCACGAGCGTGTCGTGCTCGGTGGAGCGCTGGAGATCGCCACGAACAACGCGCTCGTTCGGGATGATCATGTCCGTGAAGGAAGCCTCACGGAGACGGTCCTTGATGTAGGTCAGGCTGGCGGCGGCCGTCTTGGACTGGCCCTCGCGTGTGTCAAGCCGCTCGATGAAGCCGGCGTTGATCAGCTCAGCAGAATAGGTTTCCATGGTAGAACCTCAATTCGTAAAAGGGTTGGAAAAGGATCAGGCCTTGATGCCTTCGGGGCTGTACACGACGGCGATGTCTGACGTGCCGTACACGCGAGTCACGCGCCCGACAACGTAGCTACCTGATGTCGCAACACCGAGAACGCGGCGAACACAGCCGTACGCGCCTGCAATACCGTCCCAGTCAAAGACCGCAACCGGGTCGCCAACCTGAAAGCCCTCGTCTGTGCAGAGCTTGGTGCGGAACTCGAAGCCTGACGGCCCCGTGATGAGGTGCGCGCGGCGCGTCATCTGGACGTCGTAGCGGCCCCGCTCATTGAAGTATAGGAACGCGGGCTTAGTGCCGGCGCCGTCCTTCGTGCCCGACGACGCCACGGCGTTGTTGCCGCCGCGCGTGACCTTGTCCGCGCCCGTACGCTCCAGCCACTCGCCCTCGATGAGGGGACGGGAGTCGGTGGGGCTGAACGGATTTACATCCGAGGCGTCGCCGGTGCCCGCGACGTAGGAGAGATCCCGGACGAACAGGCTGTTGTAGCCCGGGACGACAATGCTCACATACTGACCAGCCATGGTAGGCTCCTTAGGTGATTACAGGGGTGGAGAATTAATCTGCGCCGAGGCAGAGTTCGGTGAGAGCGTCAGCTGTGCCGCGGCCAGGGGCATCGGCTACCTTCGCAAAACGAATGCCTGTCCCAGCAGCCATGCCAACGGCCTGACGGATGAGTGACAGATCATCATACTGCGAAACGTGCGCAACCTTCTCCTCGAAGGACATCTCAGCGTTTAGGCCCTTGGCCTCCATCTCGTGAGCGATCTCACGGACGGAATCCTCGTGCTGACGCTGGGTAAGAAGGGAGCGAAGCTGAGCGTTTTCGTCTGACAGTGATGCAACCTTCTCTGACAGAGAGCGCAGCATCTGCGCGCCCCGGGCAGAGACGATTGCGGCCTGAGCAGACCCAATCTTAACGGTAGTGGACATTAGGAATCTCCGTGAGGCGGATTCGGTGAAAGAGAGCCGGTTGCCGTTTCAGTAGTTTCGCGCCGACGCAGTAGTTCTGCAAGACGCTGTCTACGAGAACTATCACTTTGATGCTGCGGTGCACTATTCGCGTTTAGTTGTTCGGTTGTCATTGGCTGTTTTACCGCCGCAACCTTAGCCTGGGCAATTCCAACTAATGCGTAATATGCATTTTCGCCGAGCTGCCCGGAAGCAGCTTTGCTAAACAGCGCAAGCGAGTCACGAAGAGCCATGGAGCCTCCGCTTTTCAGCCTTGCGGCGGAAAAACTCGTGACCAAGTGCGGAGCCGATTGCGCCGCCTGCCGCGCGACCAAGGACACCGTGCGGACTTCCCGCTAAGGCACCCATTAAACCGCCTATGGCAGTCCCCATACCAAGCCCGTGCTCTGCACTTAGGCCCGCAGCAGCGGGACCTACAAGGCCGTAGCCCCCGTGTAGCGCAGAACCCGCACCGCCGAGCAGCGCAATCTGGGCAGAACGTCGACTAAGCAGCCCCGGCTTGTCTTCCTTTGGCAGATGAAGGGGCGCGTACTCTCCACGCATACCCTCATACACTCCAGCTGATGCAGCCTTAACGTGCTCTCCCAAATCGCCGCGTGAGGCGGCGATTGAGAGATTTAGGTAGTCGCGGAGATTACGCATCTTAGTAGCCCTGTGAAAGCTCGCGCATGCGGCGCTCACGCCCGCCCTGCTGCATGTCCTTAAGCTTCTTACGGGCGTACAGAGTGCCTGCGGCCACACCACCGACACCAAGGGCCCCAAGTGCTACGTTACGGCCACCCTTGGTCTTCAGGAAGTCACCCATATGTCCGGCACCACGCTGAGCATACCCCGTCGCAGAGTCAATATTCGCCCTTGCTAGCTCTGACTCAATTGGGGTCTTGAACGCGCCTGGAGGCGAGTCAGTGGCCTCCTTCTGCATCAAGGCTGCAAGCTCAACGATAGAGACGGAGCTTTCCTTTTGGATCTCCATCATACGACGCTCGCGGCCACCCTGGCCCATATCCTCGAGCTTCTTGCGTGCGTACAGCGTGCCGGCGGCCACACCACCAACACCAAGCGCGCCGAGGGCTACGTTACGGCCGCCTTTCGTCTTAAAAAAGTCACCAACGTGTCCCGCACCGCGCTGGACGTAGCCAGTAGCAGAGTCCATGTTCTTCTGGCCAAGCTCTGAAATAGGAGTCTTGAAGGCGCCAGGGGCCGCGTCAGTGGCCTCCTTCTGCATCGCAGCTGCGAGGCTCGCAACCTTCATTCCACCCTTTGCCGCAGCAAGAGGGAACGTACCTGCGGCGGACTCTAGGCTCTGCGCAGTGTCCCCGCTGTGTGCAAAAAGCTCGCTCAGACGATTACGTGTCGGTGCGTGAAGCTCGCGACGCTTGGCAGCCACGATGCTCTCGCTGGTAGAGAGCGGGCCCTGTGCGTGGCCGCCCTCCTGCCCCTTCGGGTGAGCAGGCGGAGGCTGCGTGGAGTCCATCTGACGCGGAGCTGCCGCACCGGACTCGGCTGCAATCTTCGCCATACGCGCGCCCATAAGCATGTCGTAGAGGCTGGCGGCCTTAGTGGGGGAGGCAGAAGGCGTCTGCTCCATTGCGTTGCGAGACATCATGCCATCCGGGGCAGTCGTCTGCTTAGGGGAGTCACCAGAGACCAAGCCCTGCGGGGCCAGCTTCGCCTTGCCGGCCTGCGGGGCGACCTTCTGAGTACCAGAGGTCGTCGTCTCGGTGACCAGGGGCTGTGCAATTCCCTTCTTCTTGTCTGCCTCAGCGGCAGTCTTGAAGAAATCGCGCACCATCTCCGCCCGTGCTGCGCCGGCGGCAGAGCCGTCATCCGCAGTTGCCATCGCCATGTACTCAAGCGCGTTGGCAATCTTCTCCGCTTCGCCAAGTAGCGCACCGCCATCGTGGGCGGAGGCAAGCTTGTCAGTTGGCTGGGGGAGGCCCGACGCAACCTTTACGCGGGCACGGGCGATGGCGTCATCGATTAGGCTTTGGTAGGACATTTTCGGGCCTCGATTGGGAAGAGGGAGTAGTGGGTATTATGGAGTAAAGCCGCCGCCCGAAGAAGAGGGGTTGTTCGGCTTTACAGTAGATACAGTAGATGTTGTGGCACTCGGAGGCGCCACCCCTGTCGGAGCACCTGCGGCTGCCCCAAATGGGGACTTCACTCCCGTGGGCACCGCGGTAGTGGCGGGCACGCCACCTTGTGCAACACGGTGAGTGGGATTCGGCGCGCCCTTAATTCCGGTAGAATTAAGAGGGGCGGTTCGCGTCATTTTAGCAAAGACACTCGCTTCGCTAGGTGCCTTAAAAGATATGGGCTTGGTTTTTGCGAGGGCAGAAAGCCCGCCCTTTGGCATAAGGGCAGCAATTTTCTCGACCTCTGAAAAGAACGCATCCCACATAAATGCAGAAGCGGTCTTCTGATCATCCTGCGGGGTACGGTACTTACGGTGGGCTTCTGCGCGGCCCTCCGAAGTACCGTACCCTTTAGGTGACTTACCTAAGGCGTGTGCCTGCTGGGTCGCAATCGCAAAAGCTTCGCCCTCATCCATGTTCGGGTTTTTCCGAAGGATACGCTCAGCGCGATTGTGGATCCAAGCAGGCACTAGTTACCTCAGACGTCGTAGCCGTTCGCGCGGAGGAGGTCGAGAGCCGCCTCGTCCAGCTCGTTCTCGGCCTCGGCCTCCTCAAGCAGCTCGTACGCGCGAACGAGGGCCAGCTCCTCAAACGCCGACGACTCCTTCTTGTGGGCGTCATGCAGCTTCTTAGCGCCGTAGCCCGCCGCGCCTACGCCCGCCGCCAGACCGGCCTGTGCCGCAAGGGACTTACGAGCCTCGGAGGTCATCGCCTCGTTACCCGCCTTACCGCGGAGGATCTTCGCGTAGGCCTTGAGCTTGTCCATGGCGCCTGCACCTTCCCCCGCCACGTCACTGACGTTCTTGCGGACGTGCCGGGCGGTGAGAAGATCCTTGGCGGCTTCGGTCGCCGTACGCTGCGCAACCTTCTCATAGGTAGCGGCCTGAAGAAGCTCAAGTGCGCGTGCCTCGACGATCTCATCGAGAGCGGAAGACTGCTTCTTGTGGGCATCGTGGAGCTTCTTCGCGCCGTAGCCCGCCGCACCAACCGCACCCGCCGCTAGGCCCGCGCGGAGACCGCCCTTACCAACCTGCCTGTACGCGGCTGCCATCTCGGCCTTCGACATGTCCTTGCCGCCCTTGCGGAGAGCCGAGATGCCGGACTTTAGGTCGTCGTAGCCGACGCCCGAACGGAGCTTGCGACCGAGATGCTCGGCGTCTTCACGAATGCCGTGGCCCATAGAGCGGAGCCGGCCCGGGGTCTCCTCGTCCGCCGCAATCTTGTTCATCTCGTCGGCGTATACGCGCGCCATGTAGCGGCCGATGTACTCGGCCTCGGCGAGCTTAGCGGAAGCCTCCTTGACGGCGGCCTCGGCGAGCATCTCCTCAGCAGACGCCTCCTTGGCGTACTCCTCACCGCCGTTGGCCCAGAAGTCGTACAGCTCCTCGGCCTGGTCCTCGGTCAGCTCAGAGAGGTCGATGCCCTCGGCCGCTGCGGCCTCGGCAAAAAGACGTGCGGATGCGGCCTTCTCCAGGTCTTCCTGGGTAACGCCCGACTCAACCAGTGTATCGAAAATTGACATGATGGATTTACTCCTGTGGGTGAAGAAGGCGTCTTCGAGGTTCTCCCTCTCGGCCGAGGTGTTTCTAACCGACTGGCAGAGTATGCCAGTACGCTAGGTGGAAAAGAAGTCTTGAAAGCTCTGCGGAAGCATCGGCCAGCTTGACCTCTTGTCCGAGATCGAAGATATCCGCAGTTTCCGGTAGTTGTAAATGGTGCAGCGCGGGACGAGAGAAGATTAATCCGCCCCGGTAGTCGTTGTAGGCTTGGGAAATTTTATCGAGCACTGGATCTGTATGCTCAAAGTCGGACCGATCTTGTACAGGCATTACGCGTGTAATGCGAATGCGGACCGCTGCTGGTGCAAATGACCGCTGTCCTAAGAGACTACCAAGCACTTGACGTAGTATGTCCATCGTCATGGCATTGGGACGAGGCTCAGGATTGAACTCCGGCATACACTCCATATCCAGCGGCGCAGACTTGAAGACAATTCCACCAGAGCGGTAGCCATCTGCTGCATCCCGATTGCCGCGGGCGAGCGCCATGTACTGAAACTCGTCAGGGCGTAGCACAATTCCGAGGTGGGCAAGTCCGCGCAGGCTCTCATCCGGTGTAGCTGCCAAGTCCTGAAGTAGGGGAGTAGGCAGTCCGGGCATCCTAGATGCGTGGCTTTTCACAATAGAGAGTTGGCTGGGGGAGGGCGCAGGGATGTTCTTCAACATCTCCGCCCACTTGCTCAAGGAAGCCATCTTTGTTTCAGAGCCAAACCCAGAAGCGCCCTCAACCTTCTCTCGTAGGTACGAGAAGTGGTCTAAGGGCTGCCCGTAGGTAGCTTGGAAGTTCTCCTCAACAGCTTTCAGTGCGTCAGGAGCATCCTTCTTCTTTGCCTGCCGTGCAAAAGCAACAGCAGCAGCCCGCTCAATTCGATTGCCCTGCGGGATGCCTTCAAGGGCCTGCGTAAGCCTGTCCTCTACGCGCTCTCCCTGCTTTCGCTCTTCCATCTTCCGCACCACGTCTCGCATGGTTCGGTTCTCTTCCTGTCGGGGAGTAAGCTCAACAGATGCGAGCTTTGCGCCGGGAGTCTGGAATGGGTAGATTTTCTGTGAGTACTTATTGGTGCCCTTGACCCGGTCATTTACTAAGGACATGACCTTGGCGGATCTCTCGGCCCCAACAAATACAAAAGAATCATCAAAGAAACGAGGATGGTGATTGTAGACACCGCACTTCCGACCGTCTGCGAGGATCTTGTTCATGCCGAACAAGGGATCCTGATTATTCACGTGCCTGCAGTATTCGGCCGGATTGCGGGCCTTAGTCCCGCAGATGGCACACTCGTCATAGGGCACTTTTGCGCCCATTGACGAGTCCGGGAACTCACCACGCTCAATCCGCTCGTAAATATCGAGAGCATTTAGGCTCTCACACATGTCCCGTACAAGCTCTGACACCAGCACAACGCGGTGCATACGGTGGTCGTAGAAAGCCCCTTGAATAAATCCGTACGCCTTCTCTGGGTCTTTGTTGACGTGGTGCCGAAAACGGTGTGCATTGTAAAAGGTAGGGTATCCCCACGCTTGATCACCCCAGCCCGGCACCGACTCTGTCATGTTTGCGGCCCGGCGGCGCGCATCGATATCCCAGACAGGGATCTTGTCCCAGCCCGGCGGCGTATGCAGTAGCCCGCGCTCGGTAAACCAGTCGCCTCGTAGATTAAACCCTACGTACTCGCCGGCCCCAATTGCGGAGTTGATTAGGTACAGCCGCCCAGGCTGTGGGGCGAGTGACTCAATCAGCTCCTGCACCTGTGGCAGGTGCTCGTGTGAGGCAGTCTTGGATAGGTCTCCTGTCTGAGAAATACCGTAAGCAGACCCCGGCTCAACACGATGGATGAGCGGGCGTCCTTCTCCGTTGGTACCACGAAATAGGGAGACCTTTTCCAAGAGAGACTCCTTACTTCTTGCCTTGGGCTTCTCGGCGCATCATTAGATCTCGCTGGCGCTGAAGCCCAACACGTTGTGAACGCGTCAGGGAGGAGAGCGCGGTGTCCCGCGCGGCCTCTGCGGCTGTCATGCGGTTGCGCATCTCTGCAAGCTGCTGCTCAAGCTCGCCCGTCCGTGTCCCGTGGGCTGCGTTCATTGCGCTCAGTTGGTCCCTAAGGTTCTGCGCAGTGTTATCCTTTAGGTCCTTACGCTGCTCACCAGCAATGTTGTACTGGTCGCGAAGGCGCGCCTTCTCCCCCTCAAGGTGCAGGGACGCCTTGATCTTGCGATCTTCCATCTCGGACTGGCGCTTAGCCTGCCGAGACTCTTGCATATACCCTACACCGGCCTGTACGCCCTGCGCGTTCGCCTGTAGCAGCGCGTCGCGCACATTGTCGCGACGCTTTCCAAACTCACCCGTGATCTGCGAAAGAGTACGCGCGCTCTCAAGCTCAACCGTCGGGAGAGAGTGAGGGTCGCTGGGGTTACGGCGCTCAAACTGACGTACCAGGTAAGTACCTGCGGTCAGAGGATCCTTAGCGATCTCAGGGCTCAGGCGGCGCAGCGACTGGTAGACAAGACGCACCTGTTCTTTGGGGTACGTGCTTAGCTCGGGACGGGTCTTCAGAGTCGCCTGAAGGTCCTTCTCAAATGTCATGGAGTCGTATGCGCTCTGGATACCATGGGAGAGGCCTACCATAGCAAGACCACCAACTGCGCTAGCTGCCGCAGTTCCGAGCCCGTACTGAAGGCCTTGAGCGAAAGACGCGCCCTTGGTCAGCTCGCCAGCAAAAGACTCCAAATGAGCAACCTCATTTTCGGAGAGGTGCCCATGGGCAGCAGCAACGTAGACTTCGTCTGGTACAGAGGCGCTCATGGGTGACTCCAGATGTGCAAACTTAAACTGATTTGGCCCTAGGTCTCCCATTGTACCTAGTGGACCAAGTTGATTTCTTACGGCCGCCGCCTCAAGGTGGGGGCGGAAGGACTTGCGCATCCCAGCGGCGAAGTGTGGCGCGGCCGTGACTGCGCCAGCCCCTAGGACCGCACCAGCTGCCAAAGCCTTAAGGCCGGCAGTTTTAACCGGGGAATGCGGCACGAACTTTCCGAGCAGAGAGTGAGTACTCAGCGCGGAGGTCTTCCGCTGCCGTAGCTAGGTGTGCCTGAGAGTCCCGCAGGGATGCGACCTTAGTAAATACGACAGCAATCGGATGAGAGAGGTTTGCTTCCGCATACGAAGCCGTCTTCTCGCGTACACGCGTATCGAAGCCGTGGGACTTTAGAACCTCGGCGATCTCACAGACAGTGTCGTGCGCGACCTTGACCGTAATGCCAGTTCCCTCAGCGGCGTGGTAGCAAAGATTAAGGACGTCAGAAACATCTGCGCCGTCCTTGCAGGCCTGCACCGACTGAGCCGCTAAGTGAGCCGAAGCAATCTTGGCCTCGTGCTCTGTCGACTCAAGGTCTAGCTCAACCTTACGTATGGCCTCGCGGAGTGCCTGATGGGCGCGAACAATATCGCCCATCGGGTTGTGCCAGTTGTCCTGCGCAGCAACCTTCTCAACGTCTGGAGTTAGTACGGTTGCCAAGTAAGCGTTCATGGGCTGGTACTTTTCGCGGACAGGGATACCGGCCATCGCGCTGGCGGCCTTTAGGAACTCTGTCGGCGCGAGGGCGCGGCCCTGTGTGGGCGCAGATGCCTTCTTCTCAACCGTCATAGCCTTCAGCTCCTTTGCGCACTGTACCGCATCAGGCGGATCAAACGAAATGTAGCGATCTAGGCTACCACGCTTCTGATGAAAGGCACGCTCAAACGCCTCGTGGTAGGTCATCTCGCAAATTCGCCTAACATGCTCGTCGGTTAGCGGTAGCCGACTAGCCGAGGCCTCTTTGACAACAGCAGTAGTCAAGTCGGTGCCTCGGGCAAGATACTCGCCCGCCGCCTGGCGGGCGATGCTCATCAGCATATCTGGGCTAATTTGCGTGGGCATTGTGGGTTTCTTCCGAGCAGAGGTTATCAGTATTTCGAATCGAAAGGAAGAACAGAGTAATGGCTGCTGAGCTTCTTACCTACTCCGAGGCCGCGAAACACCTAGGGATCACCGAGCGCTCTGTCCGCACCTACGTCCGGAAAGGCTTTCTTAGCGCGAAGTCCATAAGTAACGCACGAGGAAAGTTTATACCGGCGGGTGAGGTTGAGGAACTGCGGAGACTGCGTACCGAAAATAATGGGGCGGGTCCCGTTTCTCGCCAAGAAATTCTCCTGATGACCGCACGCCTGCGTCGTCTAGAGTTCAGCGTGCAGACATTACTGAAGCTACTCGATGCCAACACCGTACCGCTGTCGATTACTCCTGAGTACGGCAAAGAACTGCACACTGCATGCTGCGGGCAGCTTCGGCTCTCAAAGTGGGAACTCAGGGAAGTCGAACCGTGGGTCGATGTTTTCCTGCGGATTGATGAGAACGACTTTGCAGTAATTGCCACTGCTACGGGAGACGTACGACCCTGGGTGCCCCTGCTCCGCCTTTGCGTGGCGATGAGTGAGTCAGTTGTAGGACTTGCGGAATATTCTGCCTCATTGCCCCTACAGGAAGCTCATCGTTCATTGGCGGAGGGACGTCGCAGAATTCGCGCAGCGGCCGTAACGTATGAAGGGCTGCGCGGACACGGGGATGTTCACGCGATGCTTAGGCAGGAGCCGACAATTTCTGTTGTCGACGCGCTCGATGCGGTGCTTGGTGTAAAAAAAAATAAGTAAATAACTGCCATAATTATTTGTGCCCAATCATAGGCACAAAACACGGACGGAGATCCGACAAATGGCAGCAGCCAAGCCCGCAGCAGTTGAGACGACCTTGAACATCAACGAGCTGGTAGAGATCTACCAGAACGATCGAGCCGAGGACCACGCCTGGCGGCAGGCCACCGAGGCCCGCATTCGCGGCCTTCAGGCAAACCGAGACCAGATCGTGAAGTCTGCCGACAGCTGGGTGACGAAAGAGGACGTAATGTACGCCGGCGGCGGCGCAGTCCTCGGCGGCGGAGCCGCGTATCTCGGCGCCACGCAGGGCTGGTGGGAACTGAGCCCTCTCAACATCGGTATCGGTGTCGGCGGTGGTGCGGTCGCGGGCTACGCCGCGGGCCGCTTGCTCCGCAAGCAGTAGTAGACGACAGCGGCCTTAGGGCCGCTGGCTGGTTCCATCGGGAGATGGGATCAGTTTTTAGTCCATAGATGAAAGACGATCTACCGCTGCGCTGGGAACAAACACATCTTCACGCGGAAAGTCTGTCATCGAGGCGAGGAAGCAGAACAGGATGGAGTGCAAGGAGTCGTCCGTTGTATTCGGCGACTTCTTGTACTCCGTCATCCGCGTACGCTCGTTGTACTCCGAGAACACTGCGAGGCAGTCACTTGCAAACGGGGACGAGAAGTCATTCCAGCGCGGGAAACGAAATACCGTCTTGCGCTTGATTGCCGCAAATACGGAACTCATCACTTCAGACTTGTGCACCATGTATCGGCCGAGGTTTGCGTCGTACTTCATGTAGACCGCTGGCGCTGAGTACTGGTAGCGGACAACCCGGCCTGCTCCATACTTCTTCAGCAATTCGCCGTTAGGGAAGAAGCCCCCACCGTAGTCGACGCCTACGCGGGCTACATTGAACCCCTCAATGATCTTGAAGATCTTTTTTAGCTGCTCACCCGGCTCGCTCTCTGCTCCGGTAAATCGGTGCATAAAGAAGATTTGAAAGCGGCCGTCGAGATACGCGCCCAGTGCGATTACGGTGTACGAGTTTGTAGAGTCCTGTCCCCAGTCGATGCCGGCGTAGATACGTCCGCTACCGATTCTTTGGCGTGTCTTTGCTACAGACTCTGGATCAAGAGCCACGTCAGGATTGCAGTTATCGAGGACATCCTGCTTTGTCAGGGGCCGCTGGCCTGAGTCGAAACTACGCCCAAGCACCTCGTTATAGAACTTGGCGCGCGGGTACTGGTTGTACTTTGCAAGCAGTTCTTTCCACGGCAGCCATGGAACCATCAGTTGTGGGATGCGGAAACCCTCAAAAGCGTCAAACTTGGGATCGGGACTTCCCGTACGAACCCACTGCGCCATTGGATGGTTTGCGATGATCTTCTCGCCGCAGCGGTCGCATACAAGGCTGTTTGCCCCGATATTGTCTTCCCCAAGAATATTCCAGTGCCATGATCCTGGGTTATTCGGTGTGCCGTGTCGATCACACGGCACAGCCCACTCGTTCTGTGTTGAGTAGTTACTCAGGTAGAACTCGATGGGGTTGTCGAGTGATTTGGGCGTGCCAGAGTAGGAGAACCACTTGAAGGGGGAGTGGGAGGCACACTCCTCAATAACGGACACGTTCTCAAGCAAGATGTCCTGAAACTCATCGATGAAAATAGCGTCCGTGGGGATACCGCGGACACGGTCTGCACTCAGGAACGCATAGCGAAGAATGATCTGACTACGGTTCAGTGCTTTCTTCTCGTAGACGTTGTCCGTCAACATGCCGGGGAACCACGCCTTTAGTACGGGCGAGGTTTCCATTGGCTCCTTCAGACGGTCTTTTGAGAAGACCTTGGTCTGCGTGCTGGAGGGCGAGACGTATAGGACTTTGAAGTGCGGAATAAGGCAGCTGTACGTGAGAGACAAGTTGCCAAGCATTGTTGATTTCTCGACCTGGCGAGCGCACACCAACAGACGGCGCTTACTCGGGGTGTCGTAAATCTTCTTTAAGTAGGGCCGCTCGGCAAAATCAAACGGCTCTAGCTTGCGTGTGTGTGGATCCGGCATCAGGATCGCCTGTTCGACGAACTGACTTGGGCTGAGAGTAAATGAAGTTCCTACCTCTTCCTCAAATGCAGTCGCTTCCCAGTCCTCAACCTCACGTGCAGGCGGCTCAAAGTCCCACGCGTTGTGGATTTCATCGTCAATACCCGCAGAAAATTCCCTAGAAGTTGTGGTCATAAGAAAATGCTAACCCATTCCGGGTAGCATTCACAACAAAGAGGGAGGCCACATGGCCAACTTGGCAGTGCTCGCGGGACGTGAAGTCCGCGAGTCGAAAGAGGGTGTTCGTAATGGCGTTGCCTACGGCGCCGCTTGGATCGTGGTGGATCGTCTGCTCGCCCCGGGAGAGGCGGGCTTCGCGAACATCACCGAGGCGTCGGGCGCTCTTCGCACCGTGCCGCGGCTCTTTTCCGCTCTGGAAGCCGCCGACAATGAGCGCCCCATCGGGGCGGTGATCGAGTGTGGGCCGTCTGCGCGAGCAGGTAAGCTCTGGATGCCGAAGGCTGGTCCGGAAGTCAGCGGCATGGTCTACGGCCACGCTGCAATCCTCTCCACGGACGCCATTCCGCAGGTGGTGCGGTTCGTTACCGTGAATGCCCCGGCAGGGCTGCTCCACGTCCGCGTCAGTCCTAAGGAGGGAGAAGGCCGCCGCCCCTCCTCCCCGGACGAGCTTCAGCAGATGGTTCGGGAGGCGTACCTCCAGACCGTCCAAGAGTACCCTTGGTGGCTGGAGGTCACTCTTGGGATGAAGTCCCCAAACTTCATCGGCATCACGCGCATGGGGCAGGTGGCTGCCGGGCCAAAGGTCTCGGAACAGGCCTCAACGGGGCTCACGGGACGTGCGCTTGCTGACGCCTTCGCGTCGGCTTACCGCAACGCATGATCAAGAGTCTCACCTGGGTCAAGTCATTTGCAGAGAGCACTAACCGTGCTCTCCTCGATGGCTTGCTCGGGTGGGAGCTTCAGCCGGACCAGGCAGATCCTCTAAAGTGGGGCCTGCTGCTTCGGTCCAAGCAACCAATGAAGGTGGAGGAGGCGCGGATCATCCGTGACCTCCTCCGCCAATGGGCGGAAGTGAATGACGCTTCCTACCGTAAATCGCGCTGGCAGGGCTATGATTTTACGGCCCTGATCTTTGTTAAGGGGATTGGTCCAGTGCTAAACAACAACCCCTTCGTGGAGGGAGAACGTGAACATCTACTGCGGTCTCGATGAGGTCGGTACCGGCTGTCTTGCTGGTCCGATTGTGTCTGTCGCCGTGCAGATGGAAATGATCCTTGATGCGTGGCCTATGCCCGAGGTCAAGGACTCCAAGAAGACGACTGCTCTTCAGCGAGCACGGTCAGTTGAAAGCATCCTTCGGTTTGTTCACAGCCAAGGCGGAATTGTTGGAGTCGGCGAGGCCTCTGTAGAGGAAATCAACTCGCTCGGCCACACCGCCGCACTACAGCTCTCCTACAAGCGAGCTGTACGTGAAGCCACCCTATTTCAGCGTCCAAAGTTGCTACTTGTTGACGGGGATTTTGGCGTAGACGGCTACCCCGGGCCGCAGCGTATCGCACCAAAGATGGACGCAAATAACTTCCTCTGCGCCGCCGCATCCATCATCGCCAAGGTCTACCGTGACCTAGAGATGGACGACCTTGCAAAGCAATTCCCAACGTACAAGTGGGAAAGCAATCGAGGCTACGGCACTAAGGAGCACGTAGAGGCCCTAAATAAATATGGGCTGTCTCCTCTGCACCGAGAGAAGGCAGCCCATACCGCGCTACGTAAAGCGGCCTAGATTGTCGGGACAGCCGGCAGTTTCACAGGCTGTGCCGCCGTAGACGCCTTGGGGGCCTGCGTAGCCGCGACGTTAAAGGTCGGCTTGGTAGGAGGTAGCGGCGCCATTGCCGCTACCTTTTTTAGCTCCTCGCTAAACGCGCGAAGTACTGCCTGCGAAATCACAGGACGCGTTCCCACGTCAGGAGTATCTGGAAGTTATTCGTGCCAGTGTTTGGAATCAGCTCTACCCAGCGGCTGTCACGGATAGTGAGGTCTAGGACGTTCGAGAGCGTCATGAGGAGGTTTGCCGTGCCAACACCATTGGACAGGGTAATTGTCCCCATGGCGGCGGGCGGATGCGCCTTTGCTGAGTCATTGTAGACCGCCCACCCGACTGTGGCGGCGGTGCCAGAAACCATCTTAAGCGACAGGCTACTCAAGCGGGCGCGTACTGGTACGTTGTCCGTGTCTGGCAGAGACGAGTAGGTGTACGTTGCGTTAACCGCGCCTTGGGGGATCTTCCCAAACGGCCACTTCACGTTGAAGTTACCTGTAGCGTAGTCAACAACGCCAACCTGCTGCCCTGTCTCTGCGCTCACAAGAAACCCGAAGCCGTCGTCCTTCACGGAGAAGCCGACGCCGCTGGGATCGGAAATAGAGAACGTGTCAGGGATGATGTACGTGTACGAGACCGTGCCACCAAGTGTGCCAGTGGAGGGATCGGGAGTGCCCGCCGCCTCAGTCGGCACCGCAACACGGAGCGCACGCACACGAACTGTCGCGCCGCCAGTGCCTACGCCAGTAACTGTGCCGTAAGCAGCCCCAGCAGGCCCGTCAGTCGTATCGATAATGTCGCGTCCTACCCCGTCCTCGTAGAACACCGTCCAAAAGTTCGAGGAGTTCATCCAAAGAACATAGATGTCCGCAATATCGAGACCCTGCGCGTTCATCCAGCGCGTCATCTCGATTTCAGTACGGAATGAAGTAGAGCGAATCATCGGGCCTGCCCTTTAATCTCCGGCGAGTTTAGCACCTCGTCGAGGAGATTGAGAAAGTCGGTGGTGACGTAGTCTACCCGAACTGTCGGGCGATCAAGAATACCCTTTGCCAGAAGGGCATAACTATTTAGCTCTGCGACATGGTCGAGCTTGAAGTCGGCCGTGTTCCCAAAGTGCGATTCGACTACTTCCGCAAGCAGCGCAGCAAAATCGGCTGGGAACTTCGGAGCGTATACCTGAAAGATAATGTCGTTGCCCTTGCGGACCATGCGACAAGTCAGCCGCTTACCCTGGAACTCAGAAGTCTCAGGAAGCTGAATCCCGAACTGTGCGGCCTTTTGCAGCTCCTTGTTGAACTGCTGGACCATCTTCACAACGTCGGCGGTGATCATTACTTCTCTCTCGAAATCTGAATTTCGGTTTTAGACCGAGAACTGATTGTTCCCTGCGGTGCCAGCTGCAAAAGAGACGGAGGTTTCGCTGTGTCCGTGATGACCTTGAACTTCTCAAACCGCTTGAGCGTGTCTTGAAGTGCCTGGTCGCTGGAGGAAATGCGTTCATCGAGTCGCGCAAGACTGCGTGTAACCGCAGACAGCATGACAACCTTCTTCTCTGATATCGGGAGCGTCTTAATCTCCCGGAACGTGAAGTACAGTTCCTGTTGAAGTTCAGCGAGGATCTTCTTCCCGTCTAGTTCCTGCGCGATGCCTGCCTTGTACTTGGCAAGGTCAGGACCGCCAAGCAGAGAGGACTTAAGCGGGGACTTACGACCCTGCGTTCGTCCTGAACCGTCGTCCGGGTCAGCGTCGCTCTGGAAGTACGCCACCCAGTCCGCGAGGCCCATAATCTCGGTGTTCCAGAAGTAATGCTGGTACTCCTCAATCGCGCCGGCAGACACCGTGTGCCCCAGCTTCTGAAGACGGAATGCGGCCTCAGATGGGGAGACACGGCCAATGAGGAGGGTGTCTACCTTCTCGCGTACTACTGGCGTCTCTAGGATCTGCGTCTTCATTTCCCGCGTGGTCTCGTCGGGGTGCATGAAGGAGTAGATGGACTTTGATTTCAGCCATCGCTTGCTGGGCGTATCGTTGGGATCCCAAGCCTTAAAGCCCTCGGGCGGCGCGGAGTCCTGACGAATACGCGACAACTCCGCTCTCTCAATCGGCGCGATGCCGTGGAGGCGGAGCGTGCTGTTGATGGTGCGTTCCTGCGAGTCCTCCAATGAGGCACACAGGAACGCTACGAAGTATTCTGCGGGGTGGCGTGCCATTAAATCTTGTGCGTCTGGAGATCCTTCAGAGCACTAACCACATTTTCGATAGCGAACATCGCGCGGACAGCAGCTTGCTGCGGAACTGTCTGAAGACCCATCTGCGATGCTAGGACGATGTTCGCCAGCTTCGTTGAAGTCTCCTCAAGCTCCGGGATGTACTCGATGAACGTCTCAAGGTTCTCGGGATTGATGAAGTTCAACGCGAGGACCGAGTCCACCGAGGCAACGTCCGAAAGGGCAGCGGCCTCCTTGAGGAGACACTGCTTGGGGGGAAGCTTCACGTTTGCAAGTTTCACCGCCGCCATCGCAGCTGCGGTCTTTACGCGCTCAACGGGAGTCGAGAGCGGATGCAGACCGTAGAGGCGGACTGGCTGAGACTCAGACGCGGACTTCTCAAGCAGCGCAGTCGCAAGGTTCTGCGGAACCCCGGCTGCTGCAAGATGGAAGATGCCGTCAGCCCACGACTGTACGCCAGAGCCGATCTTATCGAACACCGGCCCACGGAGGTCGCAGCTGAGATCGCCCCATGCACGAATCTCGACCATTGTCGGGTACGCAGAGGCCTGCACCTCCTTCATAGGAACCTGCATCGGAGCAGGGGGCTGACCTGTGGCCCCGCCCCGCGCTATGCCCTGCTGGGCGGCACCGCCGTCCTCCAGCTGGACGGGCGAGTCAAGGACCATGAAGTCGTAGTCCTTCGGGACTGCGATCTCACCAGGGCTCATCTGCACCGGCTTCTTCAGATTGTCGACACGAGCAAGCTGCACTTCCTGCCCATTCTGGAGGCGGGTTGCGTAATACTTGCGCCCTTCGACGGTAACCTCAGAAATGATTTCTACGGGCGTCGTGACGACAATTGAGCGGCCGTCAGACTTGTAGAAAGCACCAAGTCCGCGAATGTTAGGGCTGGCCGGTAGATTGAAGTTGATGCCAACAGGACTGCCTACGACAGTCTGCTGCATGGCGTACTGGCTGCCATTTACAAACAGAGCCTGCGGCACCATCTGCCCGGTCATGATGTCCATGAGCTGCGGAATGACATACCCGACAATCTGCTTGCCCGAGCCCTTCTCCATGACCTTGTAGAGGCCAAAGGTCTGCACCGGCGCAGCCGCCTCCACAAGAGGATCTGCGTCGGCCTCCACGCCCGTCATCGTTGCCGCGCCCATCTGATCGGCAGCCTGCATCGTCTCGGGCGGAAGCACCTCCGCTGCCTGCTTCTCTGTCAGGAAGATGGAGACCGGCTGCATATTGTCAGGGGCCGAGGACACCTTTACGACGTAGCCGCCCGCCTCGGGGCGAACCTGAATCACGTCGTAGCGTTGGCGCGCAGCAAAGGCCTGCGCCTCTTTAGCCGCTTGCTCAGCAACTACTGGAGGCGTCTCAAGGAGATCACCCATGTAGTAGAGCAGGGAGGCGTTCTTCTCAATCGCGTGACGCCACTGTGGATCCGCCATGACGCTCTCAAAGCGGGCAAAGTCCTCAGCGTTGATCGTGCCGGAAATCGCGGCGCAAAGGGAACGTGTCATGTGGGTCCTCAGTAGTTTTCGGAGGCTTTGTTAGCCATAATCATCCCGCCACCAAGTGCACCAAGGCCGAGCATCGTAGCACCCCCTGCGGCGGATCCTAAGAAGCCCCCGCCGGCTGCTCCAGTGGGAGAGTACTTATTACCAAACAGTCCGCCACGTGCCTGCTGCGCTCCCATAAAACCCTCAAATGTCATTTTCGGGTTTACCTGCTGCGCTGCTAGGAAGTCGGATTGTAGGTAG